GAAGGAAGGAAGAAACCCGTGGCGTTATACAGCGCCGAAGGGGTCGGCTTGCTTGCCACTCGCGCGGCGCAGTCGCCTGCGAAGACAGAGAGGATGGCGGCTGTATTGAGTGCTCCGTCGAAGTCCTTGAAAGCCTCTGCCTCGTCCTCGGTGATGAGAACACTCGGGATAACCTGTCCGAGCGGGCCGAACTGCACTGTCTCATCTGCCGCGCCTTCCCTCTGGTATGCAGGCCACAGGATAGCGAAGTCCTCGGTCACGATGACCGTTCCTTTGTACATCTCTTCGCCGGGGTTGAGCGAAAGTGCTCCGTCTCCCATCTCGTAGAGTCCTGCGGGATACACTTCGGGTTCGAGGGTGGTTTCTTTGACTACCTTCGTGACGAGTTGGCAGGATGCGCCCTTTCCTGCAATCTTTGCGAGGACGGCGATGGTGTCGCCTTGATGTGCGGGGAGGTTGATGTCGATGGTCCCCGCACCTGCTTCGCCCACGAAAGGAATCTCCTGCACGGGAAGGGCGTTGCCGAAAACATCGAAGCCCTTGACGATGAGAGTACCGCTGACTCCTTCGATGTCGTCTTCCCAGTCGTCCTCTGTGGCGTTCTTCTTCTTCGAGTGAATCTTGACGGTTACATCTACCGTTCCACTCATCCTGTCGGAGAGTGCGCGAAGCACCACGGGGAGGGCATTACCGAGGTCAATCATAGTACCTTGCCCTTCGATTTTCTCCTTGATAATCTTTTGGAGTTCGTTTGAGTTCATTGTTTTTGCGATTTTGAGCCGTTTTACGGCGGTTAAACTAAAAAGTAATACAATTTATCGTTTTTGGTTTTCAGGCGTGTTCTACGCGATTTTCTGCGAAATTAAACCGTCCTATACCTTACCCCGTGGTTGTTGCACAGGAGGCAAATCCTGTCAAGCCCGCGAGTGTCGAGGGAAAGGGCGCGGTATGCCTCCCGCAAGGAGTACACCAGTCCCGAATTCTTCCCCCTCGGGTCTCCGTCGAGTTCGTAGAGGATTTGGTCGCGCGTGACATTCACTTGGTTGCGGTTAACTCGGACATCGGGGTTCATCGCTATGGTGCGAAGGACATCCGTCGCCACTTGCTTCTGGATAACGCCCGCGAAGATGTGCCTCTGGGAGATGATGAAGTCCGTGAGGTCGCATCCTACGGTAATTTCGCAGTTCAGTCCGTAGTTCATCGTATTCGTATACCCGACCCTCTCGACATCGAACATCTCGGGGTACTCCGCGAAGTCGCTCGGGGCGTGCGTGGCGAAGGGACTCACTTGGAGGTACTTCGTCATCTCGCGCCACGACTCAATCGACCCTCCGAGGCAGGTCTGGCAAGGCTCTCTCGACCAGTCCTTCGAGACATTCAAAGCACGCATCCCGCTGGGGAGGTCGTTTTGATTGTAGCACAAGAACCACGCGCCCCCGCTATCCGTCCCCGTTCCGATGTAGGGAAGGTAGAGGGGTTCGTCGAGAGTGAACCACTGGAAGCCCCCGCTCGTGTTCGTGAAGTCGAGTTCGACGGTGCGAAGCGGCGCGACCTGCGAGGAGTGGAAGAGGTAAAGGGTTACCTTTCCCGTCGCCCCGACCATCTGCAAGCCTATCCTCTCTATCTTCGTTGTTACGCCCATCGCGCGGACGGGCACAATCTCGAAGCCGACCAGTTTCCCCGTCGGGGTAATGGTAGCCGCGAGGCGAGCCGCCCCGTCGAAGAAGGTTCTCCTTTCAAGAAGGTCGCGGGTTTCGAGGGCAAGTTGCTTCTCTTGCAGGAACTGCTGGATGGCGGTGTTGATGCCGTTCCGCGTGAGTTCAAGCACGAAGTCCGACTCCATATTGTAGAGAGTCCAAGGATTCCCATCGCTTCCGACCGAGTTGAAGTCGCGGTTGAAGTCTTGGTTGAAATCCGAAGCCGTCGGCTTTTCGCCTTGCGTTTCCCGAAGGGCAATCCAGAGTTTCCCTTCGTGCCGTACCTTGCTCCCTTTCGCGTAGGTCAAGATGGTATTCCACTCGGGGTACTTGTAGAGGTAGTTATCGGGCATAATAGAACGGATATTTGCGAGGGTAACCAGTGGGTGCGCCCCTTGGAAGGTCAACCCGCTTTCACTCTCGCAAAGCCTCCTGTCTATGAGATGCGCGGGGTCGTACTCCTGTTGCCATCCCACGACATTCAGTAAGGCAGTCTGTATTTCTTTGAGTCGTATCATATCTCGTTCTTTTAACTAAAAACGGGGACGGGGTTTTAATATAGTCCCGTCCCCGCGTTAATGGTTGGTTTTAATCCGTTCCCGTATTACTGTACGGCTTGGGTATAAACCGGGTTGGTTTGGCCGTTCACGACCTCAACAGGAGCGGCGAAAGGATTGGCAGTGCCCGGTGCGGCGACCTCTACCTTGAAGATAGGGTTGGCGACGGTCTCGGGGTCGCTGTTGTACGCCACGAGGAAGGCGATGTCGACGGAGAAACCGAAGTACTCCTTGACATTGCAGACCATATCGGCAGAAGCCGCGCCCGCGATAGCGGACTGGTCGCCGACTGCGGTGTAGAAGTGCGAACCGACGGGGAGGTCGATGTAAGGGAGGCGCACTACATCCCACTCGTGGAAGTTCGCACGGGTGCGGGCGAGAGCCTCGCGGTCGACGCGGGTGAGGACACCGACATTGCCGTCTGCTACGATGTAGCCAGTGGCGAAGACTCCTTCCTCGTTTACGATGTTGTTGGTGTAGTGGAACACCTTGTTCTCGTACTCGAGCCTCTTGTTGACATCGTTGTAGATGTCGTGCTGTGCCATCTTGCGAACGAGCGAGTCGAAACCTGCTCCGCCGATGACGTGCAGGAGTTCGGGGTAGGCGTTCGCCCTCATCATCGCGTTCATATCGGAGAGGAAGTCCATACGGGCGTTCCAAGGAATCTGAACGGAGTTGGCAGTGATGGTGTAGTAGAGGGTATCCTTGAAGACCTGCGACTTGTTTGCTTCGAGGGCGGCGATTGCTTGGATGTCCATCGCGGTTGCGAGGGCGCGGCAAACCTTCTCCATCTTGCGGGCGAAGTCGTGGTCGTAGGAAATCTCGTTGTTACGATAGAGTTGGGGAACCATCGTGAAGCCCACCGACAGGGTTACCCAGTTGATGGTGTAGAGGGCGGAGGTGTTCTCGTCGTCTGCGATGACGCAGGAACGGACATTGCTGACCGTCACATCGCCGTCGTAGTCGATGACGGGAATCTGCACCGTGTTACCGATGGACTCGAAAGCCCTCTGGCGGAGGGAAGGGGAGAGGATGGAAGTGGCGGAGTTGGTCTGCTCGATGAAGAAGTCGAGTGCGCCGTACTCCAACGGGCGGGCCATATTGCGGTCAAACTCCGGATTGGCTACGCGCCAGTTCTGCAAACGGGTTGCAATAAGTGACATAATACTTGAAAGATTTAGATGGTTAATGTTTGACGGGTTGACCCTTTACCCGAGTTGATAAATTGTGTTCTACTTCGTGACGGGGAGTTTCTTGATGTAGTCGTAGTTATCTTTCCACGCCTTCTGCATCGCCTCCTCGAACTCCTTCGAGCCATTGATAAGCCCGCGCGAGAGCAACTGCTTGGCGATAATCTCCTGCGCTTCACTCTGCGTGGTCGCGCCCGAGATGTCGGTGTCGTGAGAACCGCTCCCGCTTCCTGTGCCACCGCTCGACCCTGCGCCTTCCTGCTTGCGTCCTTCGTCGAGGACTCCCATCGTGCGGAGTTCCTTTGCGACGAGTTCGGCGGCAGTGTAAGGGCGGAGGTTATTGTCGGGGTTGCGCCTCGGCGTTCCGTTCTCCATAAAGGCGAGAACCTTTCCTCCGTTGCCGTCGTCGATATACTGCGGGTTCATCGCCTTCACTTTGGCGATTGCCTGCTCGGTCAGTACGGAAGTTGCACTGGCGGGGATGTCCGCCTTGAATTTCAGCCCTGCGGAAGCCTGTGCGAACTCGGTCGAAATCTGCTGGTCGAACAGCGCTTTCTCGTGGTCGGCAACAGTCCTCTCGTGGAGGGTTTTCAGTTCTCCGTACTGCTTCGTCACGTTGGCAAGGTCGGCTCGCGCCTGTTCCAGTTGCCTCTTGGTTTCGGCATCCGTGCCACCCTTTGCGATAATCCCTTCGAGGCGAGCCTTCTCTTTCGTGAGTTCGTCTATCTGGGACTGCTTCGCGGCGACATCGCCTGCCTGCGCCTTGATTTCGCCAATAACTCGTTTGGCGTACTCGTAGGTCTTCTCGACTCCGTTCTTGGCGATGCCCGATGCGGCAAGGATATCCGCGTCGAGTCCGCCGTAGATTTCGCCTGTCTTCTGCCCGATAACGCTTTTCTCGTCATTCTGCGACATTTCGACGATAGCGGATACCTGCTCGTCGGTAAGACCCGTGAGAGTCGTGTTTGCTCTCAATAACTCTGTTGTAAGTGCCATAATTCTTTCCCTTTGAATTTTGGTTAATAAATTGTCTTTTTACTTGCTCTTCGTCTTGGCTTCGGCTTCGGCTTTCGCCTTTGCTTCTGCGTCAGCCTTTGCTTTGGCTTCGGCTTTCGCTTCGGCTTCTGCGGCGGCTTTCGCGGCGGCTTCCGCTTCTGCGGCTTCCTTCGCGGCTTGCTCTTTCGCTACCTTCGCGCGTTCCTCGGCAAGTGCCTTGGCGACTGCCTCGGCGACTTTGGCATCGAGCCTCTCCTGCTCTTCCTTCGCCTTTGCTTCGGCGGCGGCTTTCGCGGCGGCGGCTCTCTCTGCCTTGGTCTTTTCGAGCCAAGCGGTAGGGTCGTGGAGGATGGTTATCGACCAGCCTTGCTTCGTGAGGGATTCGCGGACGTGAGTGTCGAAAATCTTCTTCCCGAACTTCTGCAGTCGAGGGCGGGAAAGGCGTTTGCCTGTCTTCTGGTCGAAGGATGTCATCTCGATGATGACGTGGTAGAACCTCTCCTCGCCTTTCGGGACGATGTAGTTCTCTGCGGTTACTTTTTCAAGCGAAGTGTCTCGCCCATCTTTGGTAATCATACTTACTCTTGGTATTGTTATTTGGTTAAACTTGCGCCGAGTCGTCAGGTTTTGCCTCTTCGGCATACTTGCGTAACTCGGCAGTGATAATCTCTATTTTCCGTTTGTACGGGATAGCAGTCCCGAAGTCGAGGATATTGGTGTTCTCCCTCTCAAACCTGCGGACAAAGTTAGGAAAATTTAACTTAATCCGTAAATCTGTCTCGGAAATCAACCGTTTCTCGAATAAATCGGAAACTTCTTGCCTCGACAGGTGGCGGAGCGGTTCGAGTTCCGCGAGGAGAAGCATCCTGCGAAGTTGGACAGGGTCATTCCTGTACTCTGTCTCCAAGATGCGGTTCTGCATCATATCGAGTTCGGCTTCGGAAGCACCTGCCTCCTTCGCGGCTTTGTAGCGAGCGCGTAGTTCGTCGGGCGAATAGAGGAAGAATTCCGTTCCGTAACTGACCTTTACGGAGATGAAAGCCGCGCCGTAGCGAAGGCGGCAAATCGTGCCGTCTACCCACTGTTGCGCCTCCTCAAACCCGCGCTTCACTCGATTCAGCACCGTAGTGACATCCTCGAAGTTCGCCTGTACCTGTTGCTCGTTGAAGGCATCCCTGTTAGTGACGATTTCATCCTGTCCGACAACTGCCGTGATAATATCCTCGCGGAGTCGCTTTTCCTCTCCGACATTGTAGTCGAGGGCGTCGCGGTCGACGGTCAGCATCTGGACGGGATTGCGGAGGTCGGGTTGGTGCTCTTCTTCCGACGGGACGGGAATCTCGACAAACGAACCCGCACCTACTATCCTCTTGTTTCCGCACTTCGGACAGCGCACCAGCAGACCCGCCATATCGAGTTTGTAGTAGCCTTGCTTGTCGCGCAGGAAACCTCCGTCGCAGTAGTCGCCCGTCTCGGAGTTCGAGAAGTCGCACTTCTGCTCATATCCCGACAGGATAGGGTATGCACCCATAAGGTCGAGTTGTCGCTTACTGATATGGAAGAACTCGAACCAGTCGAGGCTTTCGAGGACTGCGGACAGGGGGCTTGCCTTTACATCGGGTTCGTCGATGGAAAGCGGCTCGTTCCAGAAGAAGCGGGCGGGGCAGTAGCCGAGGTCGTGCGGGTGTTCCACCTTCGGGTCGCCTTTCAGCAGACCTTCGTGCTTCGGGTCATCCCAAACGCGGTAGGTCTCGTCATCGAGGACAACCAACTCGTCGCGGCGGCGGAAGATTATGTAGTGCATCACTCCCGTAGTCTCGTCGGCTTCGTAGTCCAAGACATCGTCGATGGGAAGCCAGTAGAAGTACGGCTCGGGGATTGTCCCCCTCTGTTCCCTCGGGAGGTCGACGATAAGGACGGAGTTGATTTCGGACTTGAAGAACTCCCATCCTTTCGTAGACCATACTTCGGGTTCATTGAGCGTGTGAAGGCGGTACTGCTCCCAGTCGTCCCTCTGTGCGGAGTTGACGAACTGATAGTTGAAGGCGGGATTCCGCCCGTCGAAGATTCTGCTCAACTTCGCAAAGCAGACATCCGTTATCTCATTTGTCTTAATGGGATAACGGAAGAGTGCTTTGAAGAGTACGAACTTATCGTGGGGGAGAATGTTCTCCGCCATTGCAAGGAACTGCGTCAACGGGATAGAGATATAGGGTGCATTGAAGGAAGTGACGCGCTTGACCGTATGGAACTTGATACGGTTCTGGTGCAGGCGCATCCGAGTAAGCGTGGCGGCACGCTTACTTTCCTTCAGCCTTTCTCTCAACTTGTTTACGTCGTATCCCATTGTCTATAAATTCGTACTTTGAATCTTTCGGCAGACTCCAACCGCCGTTGCGAGGCATACGGAGGAGTCGTTCTGCGTGTGTAATCTCAAATTCTCGGGTAACGCCATTCGCAACCAGCGTTACCGTGGTCGTCTTGGCGTTCATACTACTGCGCGGGAACGAGGTCGGTCAGCGGGTTGAAGTCCGCAGGCGTGACGATTGCGAGGTTGTCGGAATAGTTGTCGGGATACATCCAAGAAATCGAGTTGGAATCCTTGGCGTCGTAGTTGCCGTGAATCTTCGAACCGATGAACAGGGAACGAATAGGAATGGGGTAGTAGGTGGTTGGAGTGGTTTCGTCTTGGATAGCCTCAATCTTGCCGTTCTCATCGAACAGGAAGACACCGAGGTTTCCAGCCTGCGCCTCGCACATTAGTTCCTTCATCACTTTGATGACGGACTGCGGGACACTCTTGAAGACTCCGTCGAACTGAACGGGGTTGCCTCCGAGGACGACAGCCATTCCGCCGAGGTCATCGTTGCCACCCGATGAGCGGCGGGCATCGCCACCCGAGTCAGCAGGAGAGTTGACATAAGGAGAGACGACAATCTTGCTTCCATCGTCGGCGGCAAGGAGGGCAGTCCACGAAGCGAGCGCAGTGATGGCGGCGGCGGTGGTGAAACTGTTCTTTGTTCCGTTTGCCTTGTTGAGGCGTTGGAAGGCAATCTTCTGGATTTGTCCGAAGTTTTCGGGGCAGGTTACTGCGGGGATGGTTTCGAGGGATGCGGCCGCAGGGCACTGGCAAATAAGACTCATAATGTTTTCTGTTTTAGATAGTGTGAATAGTTGAGTATTAAAGTTGTACGGCTGACCCTTTGCCGCTTACGGGAGCAAATGTAGTTATTTTTTCGAGAAATCGCTTATAACCGCGATAAAAATCAAAGTTATACAATTTATCATCTTTTGGCTATATCCGCATTTAAGCGCCCGAAATCCGCCTTTAGTAAACCTTTACGCCTCGGTTGCCTTGTGCATAAGGGCGGGTGTTGCCGTCGGCAATCTCTTTCTCGAAGACACCAGTCAGTCCGTCCGCGTCATCGTCGTGGGCGTTGGCAGGGAAGTTGCGCAGGAAGCCGACGATATGGTCGTGGAATTTCGGGAAGCGGGATTCCCACCCAAAAGGCATAATAATATGCTGGTTGACGAAGGGCGCGTTGGTAACGATGCGGCTCTCCTTGTTTGCCCCTTGGTAGAAGGGAACAGTGAGGGCGCGTACCTTCGGGCGGATGGTCTTCTCGAACTGACTGCCTCCGTTATTCGACTCCACCCACGCCTTCTGCACCCCATTGGCATTGATGAGGCGCGGGACGGTTACGGTCGTCACTTCCGTCGATTCGTCGGTGTACTCGATATCCGTGATAAGGGCGAAGAGGAGAGGGTCGAAGCGTTTGGTCTTCTCGTTCCAGACTTCATTCTGGGACTTGTAGATGTCGTAACTCGCGGCGAAGAGGAAGTCGTCTCCCTCGTCGGCTACATCGACATAGCACCCGCTTCGGATGTAAGTCCCCCAGTCCTCTTTCTGAACCCAAGTCTTGAAAGGTTGGTAGAGGCGACCTTCCGCGCTCGCGGGGTCTCCTTGGTAGAGGCACTGGAAGCCGACGGGGTCGAGGGCGCGTTGCGTGGAGAGCCTGTCGAAGGAGTGACGAGCAGGCCACAGGGCTTCCCCTTCCTCGCGCGGGTCTATCTCCGTCGGGAGTCCCGTCTTAATGGCTTCGAAGTTCACAAGCACCCACGCATCCCGAGGGACATCCTCGAAGTCCGCCCAAGACTTCGCTTCGATGACTTTCTCCGTATCGAGAATCTTTCCGATGATATCCTCTGGATGCCAACGAGTGAAGACGATGAGTTGCTGGGAGTCATTGTGGAGACGAGTGCGGGCGACCTTCGTGTACCAATCCCACGCCGTTGCGCGGACGACGGGCGAGTTCGCCTCCGTCGCATCTTTGTAGAGGTCGTCGAGAATCATTACATCGACGGTCTTGGAGGTCAGCGAGCCGCCTCGTCCGACCACCCTCAACGAGCCTGTATGTCCGACAATCTCGAAGACATCCGAGTTGCGGAGGTAGTTCGTGGCGACCGTCACGACATTCGAGCCGTTAAGGGTAGTCTCTGGGAAGACAGCCCTGTAAGGCTCGCTATCGATTATCCTCTGGACATCGCGATTGAAGTCCTTAGCGATGGTCGCGGCGTAGGAACAGATAGCCACTTTCGTGTCGGGGTTGCACCCGAGGAGGAACGCGGGGAGAATCCTCGAACTCAATTCCGACTTTCCGTGTTGCGGCGGGGCTTGGATGATAAGGTTCTTTACCTTCTTGTCGGCGAAGTATTGCAGAACCCTCGCGTAACTGCGGTGGAACGGGGTGGCTTGGTACTTCGGGCGGAGGTACTGCGCGAAATGCAAGACGGAACGCCGTGCGCCCTCCTGCAAGAAGAGTTCGGGGTGTTCCGACAGAAGCCTCGTGAGGCGTATGGTTTCCGCGCTTGTCATTTGCGTAGGTTGCAACAATCGTCTGGATTTGCATTGACGCAGGTATGCCACCATCCCCAGTGAGAAGGGACATCCTCACAGACCGACACTTCGGAGAATCCGTGAATCCGCTCCAATAGGTCTCGCTTCGCCCACAGGGGCAGGTGTTTATATCCCGCGTGCTGATAAGTGTATAGGGATAAATCCGCTTCCCCATCCAACCACCTTTCGATGAAGGTATTTACTCGCAGGAATTCTATGAGGATTTTGTCGCACTTGATACTCGCAAGGATATCCAAGTCGACGAACTCGGGAATAAATGGGGAAAGGCGCACCGAGCAGTCAATCCCTTCGCGGGTCAGCCTTTCGACCGCGTGGATGCGTGCCGACGGAAGAGATGCGCCGGGTTCTATCCTCTTGCTGATTGCGGAGTCCGTGCTTGTTATCGACACTTGAACGTGGCAGAGGTTAGGGTCGAGGATATCGAGTGCCTCTTCGACCAGTGCGCTCTTCGTGACGATGAGGTAGTGAACTCCCCGCGCATTGAGTGCCTTAATGGTCTCGCGCGTCACTCCGAGTCTCTTTTCGATGGGTTGGAAGCAGTCGGTCATTCCGCCGAGACGCACCGTGTCTCCCGCCCTCAACTGCTTTGCTATCGTCTCGCGTATCTTCCCGATATCCGCCACCGCAGGCTCTTGCGGATTCCACAACCCACGAAAGTCGAGAAGGGAACGGGCATAACAATAGGCGCAGTTGTGTTCACAACCGCACCCGTAAGTGTCGAGGCGAGTGGCGTAGTGGCGACGCCCGCCTTCGTTTCCTCCTACCTCTTTGAAAAATGACTTAAACTCGTTCATCGAAGTTAATTTCTTGAAAAACCCGCTACAATCGCACTGAAAAGAAAAGATATATAATTTATCATCTCGACTCTATAGTCGCATTTAAGCCGCCTTTCTCGCGTTCCTGCAGGTTTATTTCCCGAAAAATGAAGAGGGCATCTAACGGGTCGGTTACGCCGATGCCCCCTTCGGGTGCAAAATGTTGCCTAAACCTTTATTCCGACCTTTTCTTGTAGATTGCGTCGATGACCTGCTCCAACAGGGAGTCGGGGACATTGGCAAGGGAGACCTCGGTCGACTGCTCCGTCTCAATCTTTCCGCTCAACTCCTGCGATACTCGGTTCTGCCAGTGGTCGGGGTCTCGATTGCACAAGGCGAAGATGACCGCAGTCGCGTTCGGGAGAATCTTTTTCGTCTGCCGCGTCTGCTTCTTGATGCGCGGAGCACTTGGGTTGCGAGGGTCTTGCTCGTACTCCGTCTTGACCTCTTCGTACTCCGTCCCGCAGACCAGAACCTTCAACCCTCGACGGGCATCCGAGAGGATTTCCCCGAGAGTCCATTGCTCGAAGTCCGCCTTTGCGCTTTTAACAGCGTCAGCAAATTCCGCTTTTGTATTCAGCCACTCATAGAAAGTAGTCTTGCTGATACCTCCTATCTTCGCGGCGACCTCGTCGGAGTCCCCCTTGCGAAGTGAGTCGAGGATTGCCTCTACCCTTTCGGGCGTGTACATCGGTTTCCTCCCGACTTTGCTTTTCTCTTTGCCCTGTCCTTCCATAGTGTTGTTATTTGAGCAGTCGTTCTGCGGTTCTCATAAATTCCGAGCGGACGGAGGAGTCAGTGAGGAAAGACCCCGTGAGTTTGCAGGCGGACATAAGTCCCTGCTTCTTCACTCCGCGCATCGTCTTGCAGAGGTGTTCTCCCTGCATAATGAGCGCGACACCGAGGGGAGGGTTCTCCGTGCCGAGCGCACTTTCGATATCCTCGACGATGTCCGCGACGAGTCTCTCTTGGACTTGCAGGCGGGCGGAGTGGTAGTCCACCACGCGCCCAATCTTTGAGAGTCCGAGGATTTTTCCCTTCGGGTTGGGGATATAGGCGAAGACATACTTCCCGAAGAACGGCATCATATGGTGCTCACACATCGAGTAGAACGTGCCTGTGTCTACGACCATATTGTCGTAGGTCAGCCCGTCGAGTCCGTTGTCGAAGGTCGTAATCTTCGGGTGTTGTGCGGGGTCGTATCCTCGGAAGATTTCGCGCCACATACGGATAATCCTGTCGGGTGTTCCGACGAGTCCCGCGCGGGTCGGGTCTTCCCCGATATATCGCAGTAAGAGTCTTATACTGGATTCAAACTCCTTTTGTTGTTCTTTCTCTAACATAGTGCTATCGGATTTTGAGTATTTTCTGTGTCTGCAAAGATAGTGTCCAATGCGGGTGTTTCAAAATGTATTCCACCGTTTCCCGCATTATCTCCGCGTTCTTGTCTGGGTCGCCAGTGTCGCAAGGTTGGAGGTAGTAGTATTCTGCCTGTATCCTTTCAAACCACTTCTCGGGGTCGTGCTTCCCGTCGAAGACCACTTTGACCTCGTGCGCCTTCTCGGCGACGCAGTGGAGGCTGTCGCAGTAGTCTTCCTTCGGGGAGACCGTTACGAAGTCTGCCCACACCAAAGGATTTGTGCCGTTGGTCTCGCAAGCGATTCCGAACTTGCAGTTGTGGAAGGCATCGAAGAGTTCTCTGTCTGCCTGCAGGGTCGGCTCGCCACCAGTGAGGACGATAATAGGCTTTCCATCGTCGATGCCGCACCCGCAGAGGCGCAGGGCTTCATCAACTATCTCCTGCGCGGTCATAGGTGTTCCTTTGCGGAAATCCGTATCGCAGAAAGGACACTTCAAGTTGCATCCCGCAAAACGCACGAAGACCGCAGGTGTTCCTGCGTGTCTTCCTTCGCCTTGAAGCGAGTAGAATATCTCGTTAACCGAGTATGTCTTTTTAGTCTCGTTCATAGGTCGCTATATTTCCTTCGCTTTCTTGTACGGTTACCTTCCAGCACTTCTCGCCGATAGTGTCGGCGACCCACTTGGCGATGTTCTCGGCAGTGGGGTTGAAAGGGAGAATCTCGTTGAGGTTTCCGTGGTCGAGCCGTCCGTGGATTGCTTTCTTGATATGGGCGAAGTCCTCGACCATCCCGTCGGCGTTGAGTTCTTTCGAGCGCACGAACACCGTAATAATCCAGTTATGCCCGTGCAGGTTCTCGCACTTGCTTTGGTAAGAGAGGGAGAGGTGGTGCGAGGCAGAAATCTCCATCCGTTTTTGTGCGTAGTACATATTATTCTTCATATTCTGTGGGGTCAGGAATCCCCGCGATTTCAAAGGCTTCTTTTCTTTCTACACAAGTACCGCATTTCCCGCAGTGCTTGTTCCCGCCCTTATAACAACTCCAAGTGCGCGAATAGTCTATTCCGAGTTCCGCGCCTCTCTTCGCGATGTCTGCTTTTGTTATCCCTGTATAAGGGGCTTCAATCTTGACTCCCTCCCAAGTCCCCTGCTCCATCGCGGAAGACATCGCTTCTATAAACCCTCCTCGGCAGTCGGGATAAATAGTGTGGTCGCCTCCGTGATTGGCAATAAAGACAGACTTCAAGCCTCGGCTTTCTGCAAGACCGCAGGCGATGGAAAGCATTATACCGTTACGGAAAGGAACGACTGTACTCTTCATATTCTCGGCTTCATAATGCCCTTCTGGGATTGCATCTGCACCCGAAAGAAGAGAAGACTTGAAGTAGTCGTGCATAAACGACAGAGGGATAACGATATGCTCTATTTCGAGGGCTTCACAGTGTTCTTTCGCAAAAGCGATTTCTTTCTGCGCGTGATTGCTACCATAATCGAAAGTAATAGCAAGAGCAATCCTTTCCTTGAATTCGTGGAGAAGGGTAATTGAGTCCATTCCCCCACTAACTATAATCACTGCGTCTTTCATACTCTTTCCTCCGAGCCTTTTGTCATTAAATAGAAAGGTAACGTGTCTAACAAAGCATAAATCACCTTGATAAAGTATTGACTCAAAATCATAATCCAGATATTCGGGACTTTGCCAACGAAAGCAATAGTTATAAATATCGCGGTATCTATGATTTGGGATGTCATTGTGGACGCATTATTGCGAATCCACTTGTGTTTTGTACTCTTTGAGCGGATTTTATGAAATATCCAAACGTCCCAAGATTGCGAACAAAGATAGGCAATCATTGAGGCAAAGACCACACGAAAACTGCTTGACATTATCCCTTTGAATTGCTCTTGATTATCAGCGAAGGGTGCGACGGGCAAGAGGATGGCAAGTCCAATTAAAAGGAGAGAAATAAGTTGACACCAGAAGCCAATACGGACAGTGCGATTCGCCTGTTCTTTACCCCAGAGTTCTCCAATTACGTCAGTCATAAGAAAGGTAAGGGGATAGGCAACAATGGCGGCAGGGATAACCATACCTGCAAAAGTTACAATTTTAGCGGATACGATATTCGCCACGATAAGAGATGTAATAAAAATCCCGTTCAAAAGGATAAGATTGTTCTCACTTGCTTTCATTTTTTTACAATTTTATAAGTTCTTTTGAGCATACTGTTGAAATTTGCACCACTCCGTAAAGTTAAATAAAGCGGATTCTTGACTTTTAAGCCTGTGATTATTTGGCGCGTCTATCTTATCAAAATTCCCCTTCTCTGGGTTAAATACATATAAGTAACCACCCCTGTTCCCATATAGCCAAGCGGTACTATCTACAGAGTCAAAGTGGTATTGTTTAAGTTTATCTATTGAAGTATAGCCAAGTCCGTGTATCTTGGCTCCCGCCTCGTGGGCTTTATCAATAAACCACGGGAAGGCGGCTTCGTATGTCTGGCGAGGAATTTCCTGTGTTACTATCCCGCCTATCGCAACATAAGGGTAGTCTTTGGCAGTTCCCAGAAAGTAGTCCTTCCCCCTGCTTTTATGCCATACAGGTATCGGCCGCTTCCCAGTAAGGCGTTCAAGTTTCTTTCGCAATCTTTCGACTTCCTGCAAGCCCACAAGGGAATCTATGTCAAGTTCGAAAAAGAGGTCTATTTTGTATTGGTTTATCCACTCCGCGTATTCCTCGGTGTATTTATCCCAATCACACTTTCCTCCGTTTCCTGTCATAAAAGTAAAAGCCCCGCTATCGAGGAGAAATCCCCCAAGAAGGGGAAGAAGTTTTGGGACGACATCGTTCTTTCTGCAGTAGAAGAAACTTTCGAGAATAAGTTGCCCCCCCCCGCTGGCAAGTCTGCCATTCTTCACAGGATGTTCTCCTGCCAGATAAAGATTCATATTGTTGCCCCCCCCCAAGTGCTATTTTCTTCCATACGGGAAAGAGGTTGCCTGTTATTCCGCCCGCAAAGTAAATGTCCATCTTGCCCCCCCCTATTGAGTTGTTGCAAAAGTCGCCATTTTCCGTTTTCGCCAGCGAGGTAAACAAGCATCGAATTTCCCGTCTTGAAAATGCTTCCGCAAGGTAGATATCCATATCATCGCACCTTGGCGAAAGACCACTGCGAGCAGAACTCCTTTACCGCGTCAGTATATTCTTTTATATCGACATTGGCAGGGAATTCAATAACAATATACTGGGGCTTTTGCTTTGCTCCCTCTGCGGATTCCTCGAAGAGTTTGTTGACTGCCTCTTCGTCTACCCCAGTATGCGCGATGCGCCAGTCATCGGTAGCGAGCCATTTCTGCACCTTCTCTTTACCCCACGACTTCGCAATCTCGATGAGTTTTGCGTTATCCCATTGTCCCGCGTGGGTATTATCGAGAGTCATAATCCTATCCTCTCCTTCTTCATCGAGTCCCGAGAAAAGGATTGTCGGGACTTCCTTCAAGCCGAGCAAGGCGGCGGCTTCGCTTCTGCGCTCTCCGCCGATGATAACGAGCCGCCCTGTGCGGTCGGAAAGGAGGATAGGTCTTGCCTCAAAAAAAAGAGGGTCGTTCTTGATTGATTCCGCAAGGTCTGCGATTGCCTCCTCCGTCGCTTTGCGCGGGTTCTTTGGGTTCGGATAGAGGTCTTTAAGTGGTCTGTAAATGATTTCCATATATCGCCTTAATTTTCAGCAAAGGTAGGGAAAATTTCGAGAAAAAGAATACTCTCCCTCTTCATTTGAAGGGGGAGAGCGGGCAAAGGCGAGCGAGGTTTCGCTTTGTCATATCTCAAATAGTTTTGGTTCGTTCTTGTTTTTCTCGTATCTCTTTGTCGACCTTTGCTCCTGCCTGTAAGGGCAGTCGGCGTGACTGCAAATGTCAATAGTCCGCTGGCTGATAGGCTCACTGCTCCATATTCGGTTCATAATGTCCCGCTGGATAGCACACTTAATCTTGGTGTATTTGGGATAATCGGGGTCACTATCGTTCTTAATGTGAGAGGATTTCCAGCACCTATCGCAGTTGCGTTCCTCCCATATCATATGTTCCGTACCATTGCTAAATGGGTCTTCGTCAACTTTTTTCATATCTTAAAGTATTATTTCGTGCTCTATTCCACAAAGCCGAAGGGCGTTCTGGAGTTGGTGGACATTAATTATTTCTTTCCAAAGGAATTGTATAATTTTATCGAAACGCTGGTCGTCTATAACTACCTCTCCGCTATCAGTTCCATCGGGGAATATTACTTTGACGCTTCCTGCGCCCTCGTCCCATACCCATCCCTTTTCAAAGTCCCCTTCCCCCACTGCTTGTATATCTTCCTCATCCGAAGTATAACCCCACTGGAAACCGTTCTTCTCCAGTATCTCCGCTGTGAGGGGGATGGGTTGTAATTTCTCCACTTCGCATACTCTTCCATATTTAGTACTACAGGCAAAATACGTTCTGGCAAAACGCTCTATCTCTGACACTTGAAAGACAATAGTTCTCGATTCATTTTGTCCGTAGGGCGTATAAGTGTATTGCACCCAGTCGCCCAGCATTAAATCAGTCGCTTTCATAGCACTATTTCCTTTTCTATTTTGCAAAGCCGAAGGGCGTGTTGGAGTTCGTGGACATATTTGCAAGGAATATCCATCATCCACCCTGCTCCGTGCCTCATCCCAAGACGTGAGCAATCGCATATTATCTGCCACCCTCCTTCCGATAATAATTCTCCGTAGAATTGGCAATCCTTAAAGCCATTCTTCTCGAGTATCTCTTGCGTGAGAGGGATAGGCTGAATGTCTTCAAGAAACGCATCAAACTCCCCGAGAACAGCATCAATACCAGTTTGCGCTTCAATGCAGATGAGGCCGTGATATATCTCCTTTACTTTATGCGGCTGACCTCTATAAAGTACCCAGTCGCCTGTCATAAGTTCAGTTGCTTCCATTTCTATCTATTTCGTTATCTATAAATCTTTTTGCTCTCTCAATCATTTACCAATTCAAGTTCACCTTCATCCCAAAGATAAGTTACATTGGGGGAAGAGTCATTATCCATCTTTGCTAAAATTTCAGTCTTTCCCATACGCTCATTGTATCGTACCTCGACGACTGTTCCCGTCAAACCAATCGGACTTGCCTGATTTTGGGCTTTCCTAACCGCGGCGGTATATTCGTCTTCCCGCGCAACTCTTATTCTATCCCCTGCCTTCATAGTTTTCCCTCCTTTGCCGCTTTATATCCCGCTTCGTATGCCAGTCCGAGCCAGTACTCTATCCAACGACGCATCTCCACTGCCGCATCATCCGAAGCCACCGCAGGGTAGGATATGGATGATATCGCGTGAGTCTTGTTGTACTCGTGTACTTCTTCAATAGTCATATCTTATTCCTCCTTTCTTGCTTCAATAAAAATTTCTACTTCTGCACCTTCGGTAAATTGCTTCAGGCGGGCGTGCAGTTGCTCTGAATTGGTTACAATCCAAGAAGTGCCCAAAGCGTAGTGCACGACTCCATCTATTGCCTCCGACTGCTCTTGCTGGAGAGAAGCGGCGAAATTCAGCAAATCTTCACAAGTACTGATTACACTGCGCCTGATTATCTCTGCATCGTGCAAACCTTTCTGCTCGCCCTTGTCAACCATCTCTTGCCGAGTACGCTCTATCTCGGCAATCAGTTTGCCCGCAGGCGTCTGCACTTGAACTGCCCCTTTGATTTCCGCGCACGCTTCATACCATATTCCGCGCATATCGGGGGCGAGGCATCTTTCGAGGTATGAACTTGCGGACTCTCCCTTATCGCGGAGGGGGAAACCGCAGGCATCGATTTTGGTCTTATGCTCTTTCTGCCTTTCGAGGTAGGCAATAACATTTTCAATAGGCACTCCCCGGATATAATTGCATCCGGTGTTAATAAAATACTCTACCAATTCTTTCCTTACCTTCTCGTCCTCGCTCTCTTTGAGTTCTGGGAATACCTCTTCTATAGGCTTTCCCTGTTTTGCCCTTTCAAGGGCTTCTTGGTATCTATCCATTTTTTTTGTTATTAAAAAAGGGTGCCGTTCGCTCCGTTTTGACGTTTCACTTGCCCGCCTACCTTGGCGCACAACCAAGTGGCATCTGGTTTCGTCCCTATCGTATCCTGCTCGCACACCCTTACTTGTTATACTTCTATTCCGTAACGCCAAGGATATACCTTGCGGCTTTCTCTGCCCTCGTCGTAGCCCAAACTATCATCTTCGGGTCTTTCTTGAAAGACTTCATCCAGCCCTGTATGTATCCTGCCGAATTGGTAAGGGACTTTTCCGTATCGACTCCCGCGACACTGCAAAGCATCGCGCTACCCATCTCCGCCACCAACTCCTCGCGCGAGTAATCTGCATCTCCGAAGATATGTCCTGTTGCCCTGTCGCACCTCTCTTTCTTGCTCGTCGAGTGCGTGAGTTCGTGGAAGGCTGTCGAGTAATACTCCGCCATATTTTCGAACTGCGCGGGCATCGGGACGACCACCTTATCCACCGAGGGCGAATAGTACGCCTGACTGCAAGGGATTGTATTCTGGAATCTCAACCCCGTCTCCCTTCCGAGGTAAGCCAAGATAATACCCTCGGCTTTCTCATCGACTTCGACTGCATCGGAGGTCTCTTCGACCTGCGCCCCAATCTTCGAGGGGATGCCCGATACCTGCGAAAGATGCCACACATTGTAGTATTTGAGGCAAGGGTAAGATTCAAGAATTTCCTCCCCTGTTTTCTCGTCTTTCCGCTTGCACTCTACGCGGGTGTAAAATACTACGAACTTGGCTTTCTCGCCCTTGTTGATGCTTCCGCCGAGGGTTTTTATCTGGTTGAATGTAAGGTACTCGCCTTCCTCTCCGAGAAGCCACTGGTTGAGGGTTGAGTAGGCGCGTCGGGTGGTGTAACTGATTGCCATCCCTTCCGTGTTCCCGTCGCCCTTGACTCCGTGCCAAGTTTTGCGCCAAGGAATAACACCCTGCTTCATCTTCTCGATAATCTTGTCTGCTACCATCTGGTAAACTGTTGTCTTTTCTGCTTTCATTGCTTTGGTAATTTTGAATTTCAAGGAATCAGCCTTGTCTGTTTATGCTTCTGTGAGGGCTTCGATAGCGTAGCGATAAACCTCGCTTGTGAAATCTATACTATGCCGACCAATAATTGCTGTTTTACTGCGCTGGGATAATTTTTCGATTTCTGCCTTGATTGCTTCTTCTGCCTCTTCTTCGGTATGAAAGAAATTCATGAAAATGCCCTCGAAGCGGTAAGATTCTATTCTCTGACAAAAACTTGTGTGCTCGTACTTAACAATGTAAATCTTTTCCATTTTTTATTGCTTTAATCATTTGCAGGAAAACGCCTGCCCGTGTGTTTCAATTAACTTCAATGCAAATATACAACAAAATTTTTAATTACCAAAAGAAAATCAAAAAAAGTTGCACTTTTTATGCAACTTTTTTCTCTACCACTATTTGCATCGGGTACAGGGTTCGGTCTTTATCGAAGCGGATGTGCACTACGACTTGGTGTGTGTCGGGGTCGTCCGTCTGCGATATATACCTGTCTCCCGCGTGTCCTTGCACTGCGGATAGCACCGCATTTAACCAGTCAGGGTCGTTAGGGTGGTCGGAGTAGTCAATAACTATAAAGTATTCGTCTTTCCCTCCCAGACAGGGTTCGGTGTCGTGTCCTGTCAGCGACTCGACCATACGGCAGAGAGCCGCATCGAAGGGAGTCAGTTTCTTTTTCCAAATGTCTTTACTCATCTCTTTAAGCGTTTTTGTATCTCCTTCCAATCGTCGGAGTCGATGGCTATTACTCGCGGGTATTCAGTGATATCGTCCTTCGGGACTATGAGGTCATACAGACCGAGTTGCCCCTTGACGGGCATCTCCACAACCCGCCTCGGGTTGCGCATCATCCACCCCCACCCCTTGCGCGGGCGCAGTTCTTCGGGGATGCAGGTAGCCGCCCAATCCTCCTCCGTAAATTCCTCGATGGGCTTGGTGTCGTAGAGTTCCACGAATCCACAGGTAACTCCTGCGAGATGCCTCCCCCAAGGGTCGACGGGTCTCGCGGATGAACAGATAAGGAGGTCGCCTCGGTAGGAGATATTGCGACTCCTCACTTCTATAGACTTGGCGGCGTGCCACGCGCCTTTCTCGTCCCGCCACTCTACGCGAGTAAGCAAGTCCGCCCACGGCTGTTGAACCGTGAGGGACTTATACTTGTCGTGGATTGCGGGGTCGTAGTATTTCTTATCGACTTGCATATCTCGCTATCTTAAAAAGTCGGGCATATCATCCGAACCTGCGGGCGCGGGCGCGGGGGCTTCCTCGCGCTTCTGCCCTCCGAGGAGTTCGAGTTCATCGACATAGATTTCCGTAATGGTGCGCTCGACACCATCCTTGTCTGCGTATTGCCTCGACTTGATTCTTCCCTCGATGAGGAGAGGTGTACCCTTCTTGACGAACTGCTCGACCACTCCCGCGAGTCCCGTCTTGCGGACTACGATGTTGTGCCAAGTCGTCTCGTCGGGGATTTCTTTCCCCTCTTTCGTGGTGTATCCTCTTTCAGTTGTGGCGAGGGAGAACTGCGCTACCTTCCCGCCGTTGTCGAATGTGGTAATCCGAGGGTCTCCCCCGACGTTACCTTTGAGTATTACAAGATTCATCTTTGTAAGTGATTGTAATGGTTATTTCCGTGTTTGCTTTGAGGGCGGGGGCGAGGAGAGGCCACAAGGCTTCTTCGAGATGTTCCCCGACCGCGTCCGCATCTTTGCAGAAGTAGATAGTACGGCGATTATCCAGTGCGAACTCGCCCTCTCTCTGCGGGTAGATGTAGACTGTTTTCTTATACTTTGCCATACTCTTCTATGAGGGTTAGGATTGTCCGTTGGTTTTGGGCGTATATCCGCATATTCTGCCTGTCGCCGTTCTCCCACCTGTTGTGAGCCTCGAAGGTCAGCAGGTTGACATTCCTCGGGTCGTGCGCCATCTCGGGGTGCGCCCCTCGCGTGAGGATGTGCGAAACGTGAACAGCCGAGTAGTGCCACAGGGGAGTCATTGTCTCTTCGCAGTAGTGCGGCTTGTGCGTCCAACACCATCGGTAGAACCTTTCGTTCTCCTCGGTCGAGTGTCCCGCCCCGAAGAGTTCCCTTTGAAGAGATACCCGCAAGTGTATCTCTACCGCGAATCGTCGGTCGATAAGCGGCTCATATCCCCGCCCTCGGGCAAGGTCGTACATCTCGCGGGTATCTATCGGGATAGGGTTCATTGCTCTGCGTCAAGGAGTACGCCTTCTTCCTCGACGGCTTCCTCGCCGAAGAGAGAGAGTTGGGCTTGCTTACCCTCGAAGAGGAAAGCGAAGACTTCGTTCTTGATTCCTTCGAGAAGGTTGGTAAGGACTTCCTCGAAACCGAAACTCTCTGCACCGAGGCGGAGGCGGGGAGTATTGATTGCGGTCTTCGTTCCGTTCCCGACATCGAAGAGGGAGGTAATGACTACGCCTGCCTTCTGTCCTGTTCCGCTCCACGATACTCCGCGTACCGTGATTCCGTCGAGGATTTCCCCGAAGGTGTCTTTGACCTCCTGCAAGAGCGATGCCTTGATATGCTCCGCGTTATCCTCGACCACTTTCGAGACTGCGTCGAAGCGGAAGACTTGCGCCACTATGACCTTCAAGTCGGCAAGAGCATTGACGAGGTCGGGATGCGGGCTGTTGTTCTTCGCGGCGGTGTAATCCGTCACTACGACCTCCCCCGCGACCTCTTCGGTAATGGTGTAGTCCGCGACGATTCCCCCGCTCGGAAGGAGTTTGACTTTCGTGAGGTTGAATTTCTCTTTTTCCATCTTAATTGTTATTTCTTATTCGCCGAATCCGTCGGCTCGGGGGCGAGTACGCCTGCGCCCAACTTTACTAACTTCGCGAGGTCTTCGACCAGTGCTATCTCGGCAGGGCTTCCTCCCTGCGCCTTCTTTTGCGATAGCCAGTTCTCCATATAGCCGACATAGAAACTCGGCGCATTATGGAAACTGATTACCTCTTTCTTTGCTTGTGGCATAATGCTTAATTTCTTGAAAAATCGCGTAGAACGCGGATATAACTTCGAGATATATAATTTATCATCTTTTTGCTTCGGGCGCGTTTAAGCGCGTTCTTTTGCGTTTTCCGCGCTCTTGGTGTCGATTTCCTCCTGCGACCCGTCGCTCTTGACAGCGAGGAACAGGCAACCTTCCTCTTCGATATCTTTCCACGCCTTTGTAGCAGTCTTGAAGGAAAAGAAGTTGACGCGCCAACCGTGTCCTACAATAGTGAACATCGAGTAGTTTTCTGGATTGATATGTTTCATCTTTCTAAATTGTTTTTGGGTCTTCGATATAAACACAAAGATTCTCCGCCGCGAAGAGTTTCAGCCAATCGAGGAAGTCGCTCATCTGGTCGGAGGTCAGTTCGGAGGCTCGCACTGCGCGGACTCCTCCCACCGAAAGGTCGCAAGGGCACTGCTCGACCAACCACATATCCGTTCCGTCTTCGCTTTGGAGAGTGCCTTGCTCGCGCAAGGCTCCGACGATGGTCGGGAGGACATAGCGGTAGTAGTACATCTTCTGCGCAATCGTCGAGTGGCGAGAGATGACCTCGAAAGTCACAACTACCCTCTCCTGCGAATGGTCGGCGAGGAAGGCGTTGACTCTATCCATCGGAAGGCGCAGTTTCCCGTCTCCTCCGATAAGCCCCGATTCAACTATCTTACTCGGCTTCCTCATACCAGTAACGAGTGAAGTAGCAAGTCGCCCCGAACCTCGTGGTGTGTTTCTCATCCCGACGGGCGAGGCGGATACCTGTTCGGTATTCTATCTGCTTGACGATTCCCGAAAGGCGGGTAAATCCAAACTCCTTGATTGCTTCCCAAGAAGTGATGGTCGCGCCTTTGTTTGACTGGAGATAATACAGGACTGTCTCCCACTGGCTTTTCAGCACTCTGCCGTCTGCCGTTGTTCCGTAGTTTGCCATTGTCTTAACTATGCTTTTGTGTTGGTAATAGTTCTTCTTTCAGTTCGGGGAACTCCTCTACGACATACTGCGACACCGTGAGGGAGTAGGCTTGCATCCCGAGTTGATAGATATACTTGCGTTCCGCCGCAGGGAGGTTGCTTGTCTTGTAGAGGATTTCGACGAAGGCGACCGACAGGTCTTCCGCGCTCACCCCCGCGAGTTTGTCGATAACGTGGGCGGGAAGGTGGTAGCCGTGCGCCCCGCCTGCCTTGCGGATAGCCTCATAGGATTGGCGAGTCACTTTGCGGTCTTCCAACTGCGAAGTCCAATACGCCGCGAGGTTGTCTTGGAATCGAGGAAGGGCGACCAAGTCTATGACCGACTTCCCTTCCAAGGCTTTACACTTCTTTACTTTCTCGATTGTTTCCTTTTTCATTGTCTGTCTGTTTTTGTATATCTTGCAGTACATCTTCGAATACTTCGTCTATCGTCTTGTCTATCCATTGAAGGGCGGCTAACTCCCCTCTCTTAAAACCGAGGAAATATACACTCGCCGCAAGTAAGACAAAGATTCCGAACCTTATTATTTCTTGTATCATACTACGCCCAGTGTTCAAATTGGTAAAGGATTGACGAGTAGAGCCGCCAAGCGCGGGCTTCCTTCGCATAGGTTTTCTTATTGCTGGTTGCTTCCGCCAGTGCGTCGTATGCGTCGAGCAGGCGCTTTGCTCCCCTTATCAGCGAGGGGAGGTCTGCGATAGAACTTAAAGTGAGCGGCGAACCGAACTGCGCCGCCGTATTCGTGAAGTGCAGAACCTCTTTGAGGCATCCGGGCGCGAAGGTGTCGATAGCCCTCTGGATTGCTTCGTTGCGGAAGGTCAGGGAGAAATTGCCCGCCTTCATACACTTGACTTTGCGCATCTTCGTCTCGCCCGTCTCTTTGTCCGTGTACTCTTCCTCCCTCTCGAAAGGGAGAACGATGAGGTGTTCTTTCTGCGACTCGGTTTCGATGAAGTGGAGATAGACATTCTTCCATCCATCGGGCGAGAGGGTTATCGCAGTACAAATAACTTCGTTTGTCGTTTTCATTGTATCTAATTTTCTCGGTAAATAACTATACAACTGCAGTCCATCCATCCCCAGTCCTCGTCGTAGTTTTCATAAAACACCTCGAAGGTCTTATAACTCTTTTCGACTACCATCCCGTCCAGTGCCCTGCTTAATGTGACTACGCCTTCGTTTATCTCTGCGCCAGAGTGTTTCTTTTGGATTTCGCGTGCCTTCTTGTAGGCTTCTTCGCGTGAATCATAGATTACCATATCGTCTTGAATTTAAGGGGCGGGGGACTCCCGCCCCGCGAGTCCTACAACTTGAAGTCTGCCATATTGAGGTAACCGACAACCGCGCTCTCTCCGCAGTTCCAAGCGTCGAGGATTTGCCCGTTCACGACTGCGGTCTCGTGGTTCGCTATTGTGATAACATAACGCCCTTCGGGGTGTTTCTCTGCGAAATCTCGAACCTTCATCCGAGCCTTGCCTTTCTCGGCGGGGCAATTCTTCCACACCGCGCCACCCTGTATGAGCCACCTGCGGAAGTCTTGCGCGTCGTTGACTACCGAGTAGTCACGCCTCGCCCTTTCTGTGAGCCAATCGAAGGCTTCCACCCAAGAGCAGGACATCGCATTGGCAAGGGCGCGAATACAACAGTCTCCGCAATCCCACCTCTTGGTCGCTTTCGCTCTGGGGTTGGGATTCGTGAGCCAAAAATGCCCTTCGCCTGATTGATAATACTTCTGGTACGTTTCTTTGTTCATTGTACTTTGGTTTTAATGTTTCTGGGAATCAGCCCAGTCTGTTTTGTTGCGCCGCCTTGACTCGAACAAGGACTGCAAGTGCCAAAAACTCGCGTGCTGACCATTACACCACGGCGCAAGACTTTTTAGAAAATCATTACACTGCAAATATCGTATTCCTTACCGTTATAGGTGGCTTTCATTGCTTTAATGTATGAATAGACATCGTGGTAGCGTTCAATATCCGCCAACTGACTGATATGACCGAAAATACTCAAGCGACTCTGTATAAGGTACTCATTCTCCGTGTTGGCTGTCCTGCGTTTGTAGTCGGGAGTTAACTCGATGTAGCACTCATCTTTAGATGGTAATCCGTCATACACATTGACGACGAAAGCGGTTTCGTCGGTGGTTTTCTTGGCTACTTCGTTGAGGTGTTTTGCGATTTCGTTTGCAATTGACTTTTTCATTTTCTTGCTTTTTTTAATGTTTACGGGGAAACGCCCGCTCGTCTGTTTCAATTAACTTCTATGCAAATATAAGTATATTTTTTTAATCCGCAAGGGTTTTTCTTTAATTTTCTCAAAAAAGTTTTGTTTCGTCCTTGATTCTGGGTAACCACTCGACTGCACCCATCGCCAAGGCTTGCTCGAAGGCGGTGTCTGTCTCCTTGTGTTTCCCGAACTCGAACCACCACTTCCTCTTCCCTCTTTGACATTCGACGCGGCTCGCGCCCTGTTGGGTCTTCACGACCCGTGCTTTGACTTTCTGTTCCATTGCTCTTGTGTTATTTTTACTGAAAATCGTTTCTACGACGGCTTAACTGAAAAGATATATAATTTATCATCTTTCATCTTCATCTCGGTCAGAGAGGCGGTTTTGCGCGATTTCGCGGTCATACCTCACGCACTTACCTTTCTTATAGGTGCAGTGCGCTCGATGGGGGATATTGTACTGACAGGTCGAGCAATCCTCCTGACCGTGAACTTTGAGCCACTCTTGGTAGTTCTGCATACTAAAAGAGTTTGTCTTTCTCCGCCCTCGGGAGTTGGGCGAGTACCCATTTAAGGTCATTGACGAGCGCCCACCTGCCGAAGTGCATAATGAGGAGGGCATCCGCGTTCCAGAGGGTAACGCGCACTGACGGGTAGAACCGCTGTGCGGTATCTTGATACCTGCGCTTCCTGTCCGCCTTCGCTTCCCCGTCGCCCTTCGTGCGGAGTTTGAGTTTCGTCTGCCAACTGAACGGATGCACCATAATATAAGGAACACCTATTGTCTCCATTATCGCTTTGAGGTGTTCGTAGTTCGCCATCATCTTTTGGATGCGGTATAACTTTCCCATCTGCACCCCTTCCTCGCTCGCGCTCACATCGTCGGGGCGAATCGAGAGTTTCTCGATGAATACCAACGGGTGGTAATTCTCTTTGTAGTATGCGAAGAAGTCGCGCAGTTCGGCGATATCTTTGGGCATCTTCGCAACCTTCGGGAGTTCCCCCTTGCAGAACACTGCCAGTCCCCCGTTTGCACCGGGGTCTATACCTATTACGCAGTCAATCTTTGCCATTTTTTTCTCTGTGTTTTTTTACCTCTTCAAGTGCCCTTGTAAACCTACCTTGCGTAGAAAACATCCACTCTTCCCATTTAGTATAATCCAAAGGTATAGAGCGCAGTACTTTATCAGTTATAAACCAAATATCCTGAATATCTTTCCAAGTTAACTCCGCCAAAGAATTTTCCTGTGTACTCATATCTTGATATAGTCAGTTATCTGTATTCCCTCTCTTGTCATTCGGTAGAAGGTTTCCCGCAGGGCTTTCCTTCGCGCGAGGGCGAAGGCATCATACTGAATACTCGGTGCGCTCGTGCCTTGTTGCTTCAACTCCTCCGCGTCGCCTGTGTATCCTCGCGCAAGAAAGTCATTGATACTCCTACGCAGGATTTCGTTCTTTTCCGCTTCCGTCACTTCGACCTTCGGGGCGAAGCCCGCTTCCGCGAGAAGATTGTAGTAAAGCATCTCCGCGATGGGAGACAGGGCGGGAAGGCGACCGTTACTGCGGAAATACTCATACGCCGCGACCAAGTCCCGACGGGTCGCGCTCTTCGCGCTGTCTATCTCCTGTTGGGTCGCGCCTGTCGAAGGCATTGCCTGTTCTGCCTTCCGAAGCACCCTGTCTCTCTTCGAGCGGTAGGCGTTGAGAATCTTGCAAACATACTCGACACTGAATTGCTGGTAGTGTCCTCGGTCTGCCTGCCCGTCCTTGCCTTTGGGGAGGAATTCGTCGAGTTCCCCGACTACGCTCATCTCAAACGCAAGGCGGAACTCCTGCATCGTCAGTTGTCCGTAGTAACGGCGCAGTACCATCGAGAGGCGCAGGGCGATATAGTCGCCATCTCCTCCTTCTGCCCTATACCCGACATCGCGGAATACCGTGCGGAGGGTCTTCGTCAGTTCCGCAACCAGTTCGGTATCGGTGTACTCGGCTACCATCTTCCCCGTCGATGCCGAGAAGAGGGTCTTTTCCGTCGCACTCAACGCCGCGAGGACTGCGGGATTGCTTGCCATCCTGCGCCGCCCATCTGCAAGGGCGAGCGACTTGTAAACCGTCAGTTGTGTCTCACTCATAGGTTCGCGTAGTTTTTAAGTTCTTCCAAGTCTTCCTGCGAGAGCGATGAGCCAAACGGGGCGGAGGCTTTCTTCAACTTACCTTCTTGGTAATCCGAGAGCATCCAGTTCCGCGTGAACGAAATCCAGTCCTTCTTCTTTTTCTTTCCGTTGGCGGCACTCCAATTCTTTATCCTCTCGTAGTAGAATTCGATGTCCGCGCCCGCGTACTTCGGGTCTTTTGCGAAAGCCGCCCTGAAAGCCTCGAAGTCGTAGAAGCGAGAATTGACAAAGAGACATTCCCGAACATCGGAAGTCCCGCGAGGCTTCTTTTGCCCTTTATCTTCATTCGGGAATAATTCGTCGTCCTTTATATCATTATCAGTATTAGTATTATCTATATCTATATTATCCGTTATTGTTTCAATAACGCCCCCCGTTATTGTTTCAATAATAGGGGGTGTTATTGTTTCAATAATACCCTTATTGTTGCAACTATACCTGCAAAACTTTACTCCGTTAACCACTTCTTCTCGCTTTATGATAAGCCCTTTCCCGATGAGTCGGTCGAGGATTGCCTTCGCGTTTGCCTTCGTGACATTGAGGGCAGAAGATAAGTACGAGAGCGAGCCTTTGAACTCCGTCTCCCCATCCTGCGAGAAACCATAAATAAGGGAGTAACACAGGAGTTCATTACCCGAGAGCCCTAACTTCACTATCGCAAAGCCGGGTACTATGATATAATTATCTTCCTTGAAAGAAGCCATCTTTGTACAAAATAACCCTCGCTTTTCATCGCTATCCTTGCCCGATAACAACTACTCCACGAGGGTATTAATTTTCTGCGCGGTTGGGGCAAGCAACCATCTTTGACTCTGCAAATATAATTAACTTTTTGCAGGTTGCAATAAGAGGGAAAGATTTTCTTTCGGGGCTATCGCCTGCCGAATCTCCTCAATCCGCGTATCGTTTGCGACGAGCGACACCACTGGGTAACGGGAATTCTGGTCGGGCTTGTTACTCTTGGCGAACTGCACCGACAGGTCGAAGACCGTCTGCGTAACCGTCCCTCTCATCATCTGCACCGCATCGAAACTCTCGCGGATATTCTTGATTGACGAAGCGGCTCCCTTCGTGCTGAATTGCCATACTCCCACTACGCCCCGCACCGCAGGAACGATGAACCGAAGAGTCAGCACTACGCTCCAACTCTCCAAGCCTTTCTTCGTCGGGTATCGCTCCGCGACTTTCTGCATTATGTCGGGTCTCTGTTCGGTCGTGCAGGAGACATACTTCTTCCCGTTCCATACCTCGAAGGTGCGCCCATCGCCTCGGGCGACGAGTGCGCCCTTATCGTCCCTGTACTCCCACCGCTCGTTGCATACCTTCGTAGGGTCATCGTCAGGGAAGATGATTTGAAGCATTTGCGGTTTCTCTCCGAGTGCCTGCGTGAACAGGGCGGCATACTTCCCCGTCGGGCGAAACCAATCTATTGACTGCGGGAAGCCCCTCTCGTTCTTTATTCCGATATGAAGCCTTCCCACTTCGGGGAGGATAAGCATTGACTCCCCTGCCTCTGGTCTGTATATTCTTCCTTCCATAGTTATTTTCTCAAAAAACCTTGTTAAACCGTGCTAAAACTCTGTACTGATATCTTTATCCGCTTCGGGCGTTAAGCCGCCTTCAAGGGGCGTTTTTTCCGCCTTCTCCGTGCTCTGTTTAATGAAGTCCGCAAGTGACAGAGTGAGGATATTGTCTGCGGGGTTGCTATCGTCCCCGAGGGAGACCGACCCGTGTATGATAGTGAGTGTATTATCCCTCTTCTCGTCTTCAATCGTCGCAAGGGCGAGGAGGTAGGGAATCTTCGCCGCATTGGGCGAGTCGGTCTGGTCTTTGAAGTTATATGTAGGACTCGTCCTCCAATCCTTCGGGCTGAAATTATAGACCCTCTGCACTGGGTATTCGAGGAAATTCACATTCCACATCTCGCGGTAGAGGTGCAACTGCAACTCGTGCTCTTCCCAGAATCCCTTGCGCCCGCTCTTAAAGTCGACGATAGCGGTTACCTCTTCCCCTGTCTTCGGGAGGGTAAGCACGCAGGGCAGGTCGATACATCCCGCATAGTGGTGCTCGGGATGCACAAGGCTTATCTCGATAGCCAACGGGCGCACCTTGTAGTCTTTGACCCATTGTGCGAAGGCGAGGACATCTTTGCGTATCTTCGTCGCCCACTCGTTGAAGACCTTATCGGGGAGGTTGTTTGCTTCGAGGTACGCCGCGAGGGTTTCGGGGACGGTATCGAAGTTATAGAATCCGTTGATGATAAGGCTCTCGAACTGGATGTGCATAAATGTTCCGTAAGCCGCCGCGAGGTCGCGTTTCTCGACTGCGCCCTCCGCGCCGTTCTCGACCATCCACTGGATAAGGAAGGGACTCTTCGGGAGGACTTGGTTGAGGAGTGTTGTTACCGAAGGGTAGAAAACGGGTTCTCCGTCCTCGAATCGGTAGTAGTAGCGATGCCCCTCGCTATTGAGTTGGTAGACCTTGAAAGGAGGCTCGATAAGGGCGTGGGTATCAAAGAAGAGGGTTTTCATTTCCTCGATGCTGATACCGGGGTAAATCTGATTCTGTGTTTCCATCGTATCGCTCACTTTTAATCGTTAGACATTCCGAAGAGGTAATCCGCACTGCACCCTGTCATCGCGCAAATGATAGGAACCCACTCGGGGGCAATCCTCGCGGTGCGACCTTGGCACAGGGAACTCATATTGACCATCTGCGCCGCAGGTGCAGAGTCGGGCCAGAGCCTCGCGGCAATCTCCTTCTTCATTACAATTCTGCCCTCTTCTTTGGCTCGGGCAATCGCCATTTCAATTCTTAACTGCATAATGTTGTAAAGGGTTAATAAGGTTAATAATAAAGTTAGTCTATTCGTTGTAGATTTGAGAGCAATCTATTTTCTTGTAGCAGTGGCAACAGATATGCCTGTATGGGTATTCGCCCTTTCCCGCCCCGAAGGGTATTTCGAGGAAGCGAAGTTCTCCTCCGCACTCGCACTGTCCTCTCTCCACGACGAGGGCGCGGAAGGCTTCGAGGATATCCGTCGGGACACTCTCCATCCAATAGAGGTCGCCAAGGGTTTCGACTATCTCTTCATCGCTCGCGTCGCAGATTTCCGCGAAGGTTTTCCCTTCGCACTGCTCATAAGGGTAAGTTATCAGTATGCCGTATAAGTCCTCAAAGAGGTCTCCCGCGAGATTCTCGTCGATTATACGATACTTGGGATTCGCCTTGATGAACTGCGCTACTTTTTCGAAATTTTCGTCCTGTTTGAAGTGCATAATCTTTGAGTGTTATGGGGTTAATTTTCGGGGGTAACTGGGATGAAATAGGGAAGGTATTTCCTTGCCCTTGCGTTCTTCGGGATAAGGTTGAGGTTCTCTTTCCTCACGAAATCTACGACCTGTTCAGGTGTTCCGCAATAAATGAGTTTTTTCTCCTCGACGAAGCGGATGACAAAGGATGCGTACCTCTTGACTTTGTAGACCTTTGCTACTGGGTACTTGTCAATGAGGCGCGTCTTTACTACTGCCGCAGGTGCTGAAAAATCAATCTCGTACTGTTTCATTGTTTTTGCTTTTTAAGTGTTTGCGGGAAATCGCCCGCCCGTGTTTCAATTAACTTCTATGCAAATATACGGCAATTTTTTTAATTACCAAAATTTTCTGCAAATTTTTCTAACTTTTTCCAAAAAAAAGAACCTTCCCGCGATTCTCATCGGGGGAAGGAGGTAAAAAGTGTTGTGTGAAGTTAACTAAAACCAATCCCTACTATAAGACAATAGGGCAAAAGCAATGACTATTAATAGAATGAACCTTTGGGTCGATGCAAAGATAGGGAAATTTTGGTAGATTTGTCAAAACAACTCAAAAATTCACTCACTATGCCAGTACACAAAGTCCAAGGAGGTTACCGATGGGGGCAGACAGGAAAGGTCTACCCTACGAAAGCGCAGGCAGAGGCGCAAGGTCGCGCCATTCACGCTTCAGGATTTCGAGAGAATTCCCCGAAAGTGCAAAAAAAGACGGGGAAATAGTGATTTCCTGACATTTTCACTATCTTTGCCCCGTCTCTTTACCATCGTATCGCCCAACTTCGGTATTTAGACCGCCGCCTTCGAGTCATCGGGGGCGGTTTTTCGTCTCTCTACCACTCCGTCGGGATGCGTCGCCCTCGGTAGACCTCCGCCATCGCCCTCAACCTGCTTTCCAGAGCGGGGTTGGTCTTGATGACGACCTGCGCCCTCTCGCCCTTGCAATCAAACAAGAGGCAAGGAACGGCGGGTTCTGCGCTCTCGATGGCGTAGTGGAAACTGGTTGCGTTGCTTTCTTTCGGGAACGCGAAAGCGAGGACGGTGCAACTCTCCAACCGCACTCCTTTTTGGGAGAGAATCTGCGAGTACTGTTCCCGCAAGTCGGATTTCTTTGTCGCCATATGCCTATACCTTCAAAGGTTTCTTATCTATGATATTGTCGTAGTAAACGAATCGGTGCGGGCAGGTTTTTCTTGGTTTTCCCGCCTTCGTCAATGAAGTACACCAGTAGCGGAGTCCAAGGTTGCGGTATTCTCCGTATCTGAAGTATATCCCGTAACACTCAATCTGTGCCTTTCCCACTTGGTCTTCGATGATGTCGCCCGCTTTATATGGGTTGATGCTCTGCGCGTACTCGTGCGCGACTTTGATTGTCTTCTCTCTTGCCTCGGCTTCAATGGCATCGAGTTTCTCCAAGTAAACACTCTTTTTCATAACTCTATTCTACTGGAAGGGTTGAATACCAAGTGGCGAAGAGGACTACGCCCGCTATCGCCCCGAAAATCATATAAGGCCAGTAAGCCTTGATATACCTGCGAATCTTTTCCATAAGTCAGTCCTCCTTCTCTTCAATGATTGAGTATGAGTCGATGTCGGGACGATTGAGTCCGTAGAATTCGACCACTTTCTGCCGCGAAGTCGCGCGGGCTGTCTGGTGCAAGGTGCGGAGGCTTCCGTCCTTTTGGATTTCGGTCATTGTGACCGAGTAAGTGTGTAGTTGTTCTGCCATAGTATTTTTGTTTTTTGTGAGGGCGGGGGTTGCCCGCCCTCGGGTTAATTTATCCGATATGTTCTACTTTGTCGATTGTCAACCAAGGCTTGTCGCCTCCGACGATATTGATGACCTGCCCCTCCGTGTAAAGCCCTCTCTCGAAATTCCCCACCATCGTGTGGTTGGAACAGACATCCGTGCGCGTTACGATGTCGAACTGCAGGTTGTCGATGAACTGCTTCGCTTCCCTCTTCTCCTCCGCGCTCATCTCCGTGTAGCGCACTCCCTCGATGAAGACCTTTGTCTTTCCGCTTGTGGGTTCAAGAACATAAACCTTCTGGTAGCATCCTGCTTTGAGGACTGAAAATACCGTCCCGAAACTTACGCGGCTTACTGCCTGCGGGAATTTGTTGAAAATGTACTGCGCGAATTCGCTTGCTGTCATTGTTTTCATCTTTCTATTGCTTTTGATTGGTTGAACTTTTATGCCCAGTAGAAGGAAATTTTCACTCCCCTGCGAAGTTTGCAATAGCAAACATCGTCGCCACATTCAAAGGCTCTGTCAAGAAGGCGATTTGTGAGGTTGATGTCTTCGACGACCCTGATGAGACCTGCGACACCGACCAGCGTGTTGACTTTCTTGCCTTCGATGATGCCCGAAACCTTAATCTTGAAATTCCTATTGATTTCCGACTTTGTGTAATTGAGTGTTGCCATTGCTTTGTTGTTTTGTCATTAACTTCAATGCAAATATAAGGCAAAAAATTTAATTACCAAAATTTTCTGCATAATTTTCTGACTTTTTTTGCAGATTCAGTTAATTTTCTCAAAAACGCGGTTAGACGCGGTTATAGATTAAAGATGATAAATTATATATCCGAGGGTCTATAAATCGGTAGAAGAGGCGTTTTTGTGCGTTTTCGGGGTTTGTATGAAGAAAACCGCCCGCGCATCACTGCGAGGGCGGGGCTCTTAAAAAACTATGTATATGCAGATAAACTTCGGAACAAAGATAGTCAATTTTCGACTATTATGTGTTCCAGTCCGAGAATTTCCGTGTGGGGATTCTTCGACAGGCAGTCCAATCGCCTGTCCTGCACTCTGTGGGTTTTCCAGAGGAAGCCGAGGAAACGCCTGTACCGCACCGACTCGACAAGGACGAGGGAGTCGCGGCTGACGAGAGTCCCCGTGAAAGCAGTCTCCGTCAGTACCCCATCGAAGTCGTACCAAGGGTCTCCGCAGTGAACCGCAACGGCAGGAACTCGGACGGAATCCACCACTATAACCGTGTCCCGAGGAACGGAACTCAACGAGAGGATAGTGCGGCTTTGCGCTTTGTTCACTGCCGACAGGTCGCGGTTCTTCTGTCGGAGGGACTGGATGAGGCGGGCATCCTCGGCGCGGAATCTCTCGTACTCCTTCGCCGTCAGTTCGAGGGCTTCGACCCGCGCGGCGTTCAGCGAGTCGCTGACCCTGTACCTCTTGACCTCCCCGAAGAGGACTTCCGTGTTCCCCTTATATCGCTCTCGCTCGGCAGTGAGTCTCTCAATACGCTTATACTGGAAGCCCACTACCGTCGTAGCGAGAAGGAAGAGTATCGCGAAGAAGATGAGGAGAGAGTCTTTAGTTTTCATGCTACATAGATAGAGAGACTACATAGGAATTTTCATCAGCTAATACAACGGCTCTAAGGTCATAACTGTTAAGTTCTCCCCCTTCCGTGTAACCTGCTGACCCAAAGATGCCGTAGATAGCATTAAACTGCCCAATGGGCTGAAACAGCTGGCTAATTTCATCCCGTATTGTCTCATTGAGTATGAGATAATCATTTCTGACAAAACGGTCATTGTTTTCAGTGAGGAAAACAGCTGAATCTAGTGCTCCTTGTGTTTCTTGGTCAATTTTGACTATAGACGTGCCCACAATCGGTTCAGCGGAATCTATGCTTACCGCGCCCAAATCCATAATCGCTTTGAGAATGGTAGGGAGGGCACTGCCCGCGTCGATAGCAGAACCTTGTCCTGCGATTTTAGCGTCAATCAACGCTTCAATTTCTTGCTTTGTCATAATCTTTTTAATTTATAGTTAAACATTATAGTAATCCCAAATGACGTCCTGCGCCTTTGTCGGGTCATCGTCAACGTGGATATAGGTGCGCCCGATGCCTATCCTGCGGAAACCTACCGCGAGGAGAGCCTGTACTATCTTCATCCTGTTTTGGTAGGTGTTACAACGGATATCCACTGCGTGTCGGTGAGGATGCGCCCCTTTCCCTGTCCTGTCGTGGTCGCGTTCCCACTCGGGAGAGCGGTAGGCGGAGTTGAGGACGAAAGGTATGCCTGCAATCTCGCGAGCCTTGTCGAGTTTGTTCATCGTCTCTTGCTTCATATCTTGCAGGGAGCAAGGCGGGGTGCAGGCTTTGAATTCTACTTCCTTGAAATACTTTGCCTTTATCATTCCGTTATCTGTGCTTGCTCGTCGGGGTGCCCGTCGAGGTCGTGTACTTCGATGGTGGTGTGACCGTGCGTGAGTTTCACTCCCAGCCCTTCGCGGATTGCCTCGCGTGCCTCGGCGAGGGTGGCGAAAGCGAAGAGGAGGGCGGCGGCTTTGAGGACACTCGGGTCGATGATTCCTCGCGGCGGTACGAGGAACGATGCGACCAACAGCCCGATGGTCGTGAGACCGAACACCCAAAGGAGAACGGTCGTCGTGGTGCTAATGTTCCGCGTGACTTGACGGAAGCGGGCTATATCTCTTTCGTGCTGTGTCATAATTCATAGAGAAACATAAAGTATCGTGTATTCCCGTATGTACTGGGGGATTCAACCAGTGCGAGGATTGTTGCAGATTGCATCTCGGGGGAATTTTCGCCATACTTGAAGGTGATTTCCCCGAAGCAAGTACCCAGTATCATCTCTGGGTTTTCTATGCCTATGACTTCGCTGTATGCCTGTCTGACGCTTTCAAAGAACCAGTCATAGAGAGGGTCATTCGGACTCATATTCAGTTTCCCGAGAGGCCAGACTTGTTGCTCCCCTCCATACCTTCCTATGACGAGGGCATCTGCGGACATATACTCGTCATATTGGTTTTTGGTTAATCTCTTATAGGTATTGGGTTTTTCTACAACTATACCTCCTTCCTCTATACGGAAGAAAGTGCCGCGCGGATTCTTGTAACCAATGAGAGGAGAGGTTTTCTGTGGAAAGATAAAATCAGCATCTGTAGCAAACTCTACTCTCACGGAGGATGAAGTATCAGCCGCATCTACATTGAGTCTACCGCAATAAGAAATATTGATTGCTTCCGACCCCGAGAAGATAACAGTTCTTGCGCAACTTTGTATGTTGATTTTACCCGCTTGATTCACTCCGATAAACAAGTTGTAGGAATCGCCCTCAATGTGCGCTTCTTTTAAGCCATAAAAGAGTCCTACCTCAAACTTGTAAGACGCACAGAAGATTATCTTCGGGAGGGATTGGTAGAAAGTCGAAATTTGCCTTGTCTGCCCAATATCATACCCCGAAGAAAGTCGGACGACATTTGAGTACACCCCCGACACTGCGGCTTCATCGTTTTTGAGATGGTTTCCTACGATAGAAAGGTCATCTACGCCGTTCTCTCCCCACCACGAGAAAAGATAGAACCAAGTGTCGCCTATCGTTTGACTGGGTTCGCAGAGGATGTCCCGAACTATATCCTTGTTCCCTCGTTGCTCATAGAGGTCTTGATAGTTAACAAAGAACTGGATATTCTTGAAGTCGAAAGGCGCTTCGTTTCCATATTCATCGACGAGTTGATAGATTACACCTTTACCATTCTCTTCGTCCGCCCAAGAGAAGCGAGCGGTGTCATTGTCAAGGCAATACTTCAACCGCCACGCGGAGAGGTTGCAGTCATCGAAGTAACCCTCGATGCTATTCGGAATCGCCCTTGCGTTTTCGTTGAGTATGCTTTCACTATCCGCAGTCACTATGATGTCGAAACGATGTCCTGCGGAGCGCGTACTCTCCTGCGCCGTAGTCGTAGTATAGTCAATGATGCGGTATTGTGCGCCGGGGACGAGTTGCCCCGAATCCCGAAGGGTTTTCAAGGCAGACCAAGTTACTCTCTGCATATTCTCCAAGAATGTCAGTGCTATCTTTGAAGTGAACCACTCATCGTTGAAGGCTATGACATAAAGCCCCGCGTCGAGGTCATACCAGTCCGAAGAGACCGAAGAGGAGGTGCTGAAAAAGTAGAAGACCTTTTGGTCGGGCGCGGTCTGCCAGATTTCGTCGAGTTCTTCGGGACTCGTAACCACTCCCATACACTGGTATCCCGTGCCGAGAGAATTCACTACGGCGAGGAGGGTATCTTGCAGGAGTTGCCCCGTGATTTCCCCGTTGCCGTTCTCTTTGATGACTGCCTTTATCGAGTCTTTGAGTATATTGTATTCCATATCTCTTTAGTTTATTGCTTTGATATAACCTACCCCGATTTTCTTTGCGACGGTGGCGGTGTCGAAACTCGCTTCGACCGAAGCGACATCTCCGTTGGCTTCCCATTCGGGAGTGATGAGGAAGGTATCGAGGGGGAATTTCTGCCCGTGCCACTCAATCTCCGCGTAGTCCGCCATTCGGATAAATCGCATAACATCCAGCAGGTATTCCGAGGCGAAGAACGCGAACCTGTACCGCTTCTCGGAAATCTGCTTGACGGGGAAGAAGTAGCCGTCGCGCGTTTCGCCTTCCTCTTCGAAGGGGTATTCGGGCTTGGCGAGGTCGGAGTCGAGGTAGAGGACATTCTTGTAGAGACCATCGTAGACAATCGTCCCCGCATCCATAACGAAGTTCTTCTCATCCCACCAAGTGATTTTCAGGTAGGGTTCTATGTCATTGACCGCCGTGAAAATCTCCGAGTACCAAGTATTCGTCCCGTCGGTCATTCGGAGGTAATACTGCCCGTTGGGGAGGGCATTTTGCAACTCCTCGCCGTAGTAGATAATACAATCCTTCTCCCCAAGATTTGCCACTCCGATTGTCAGAGGTAAATTGCCCACGAGAGTCCCGTCTGCTTTGTAGAGGACAGGCGTGGACACTGGTGTCGTGTCTACTGTTCCGACAAATACCGAACACTTATCCTGCGACTGCGGATTGTTGTTTGTCTGCACGAGAATACTGTCTGTTCCTTGCGGGAATACCCACCCGACATCTTGCGTAGTCCCGACTGGGATTTCGGGGGCGAAGACTCCGAGAACCGTATTGTGTCGGTCGAGTGCAATCGCCGAGACGCTTCCTTCGACTATCTGCGTCCCTTCGGCTCTCGCGGGAAGGTTATAGAAGAAAATGGCGTTCGGGTTTTCCGAGGCGTACTCATCGGGGCGCAGTTCTTGGTAATACCCATAACCTCCCGCGCTCTCCTGTATCGTTCCGTCTTGCATCAACCACCCGCGCTGTTCCTCCGTGAGAGTGAATTGGAATCCGTCGTACTCCTGCACCGAAGAAAGGCTGTCTCGGAGGAGTTGGAAAGGCACGAGGCGGTTTGCAGGGACGAAGAGAGGATAGACCCTGTCATATATCCACCAACGGCGGGCGTTCTGCTCGTCGATACTCCCATACCAAGGGAGGACACTAAAGTTATTACTCGGTATCATAGTGCAGGGTTGTATTTGCGTTCCTCGAAAGCAAAGTTATAACCATTTTTTCGATAATTCCTCTTCCGAGGTTCGTTTTGACTAATTTTCTGAAATTCGGGTCTGTTAAGACAGGGAAGTTGAGAGTCTGCGTTTTGAGTTTCTTCGTGCCGTATGCCCCTCCCTGTACACCGTTGATGCTGTACCTCGGCGCAGGAAGGTCGTAAAGGTAGTATTGTTGCAGGTAATTGAAGCTCGCCTTTCCGTTCTGCAATTCGTAGTCAATTCCGTCGACCGTATACTGCACATAGGGCAGTTTGTCCGCCCCCGCATCTACCGACAGGAGGGCGAACCCGTCGCTTGAAATCTCCGACGGATTGAGGACGATATAGTCAATATCCGAAGTGAAGGAGTTGACCGAGATGTCTTCTATGTTCTCCGCCTGCACATATTCCGAGAGGATGTCAATCGGAAAACCCTTGAAGAGTTTTGTAACACTATCCATCCACCCGAATTGATACCTTGCGGGCATATCGGGTTTCTCGAAGGAGTACTGATTGCGCCCGAAATCCCAAGATTTCCCGTTCCGCGTGACCTTCTGGCTCGTGAGGTCAATCCCGACTTCGGGAGAATCCGAGTATGACCCTCCGCGCATAAACCACGAGATATGCTCCAAGCAGAACCGCCCGTCGTCGTCGATAAACCAAAACACGCGGTAGCAGTCGCGTAGCATATCGAGTACCTGCCTCAAAGTGATGGGGGCTTTCTGCGCGGGTTGGTCGAAGGAAGAGTTGATGACATTGGACTTCGGCACGATGTAGAGCCTATGCCCTGTTCCGCCCAAGACGGGGTCGAGTGCGCCGTAGAGGAACTGCGAGTAGAGGGTGCTTTCCGCGTGCGTGACTTCGGGGTCAATCTGCCCGAGGAGAACCGAGATGACCGACCACAAAGGGAAGGTGTTCTTCAAGGTCGATTCCTTCCTCCATTGCACCTCCGCCAAGTAGTCGCTCGACGGGCGGCTGAACCATACCGATAATACTCCCCAAGTGTCCCGCGAGACGGGGAAGGCATCGGGAATACCGAGCGACGGGGCGGCGGGATAGGCGTAGTAGATACCCGGCTGGTAGAGTCCCCACTGCGTAGGTGTCTCGGTCTTGCGGTCGGAAAGGTAGATATTGTTCGGCGCGTTGTAAGGCGTTACGCGCGAGTAGTTCCTGTTGTCGGGTACGATGTCATTGGAAGGGATTTCGTAAGTCCCTGCAGTTTCCACATCGGTAATATACCGAGCATAGACCGAAATAGAGCGAACAGTCAAGGTAACCGTCCCGAGGACACCTGCCGAGACGGGTTGAAGTTCGACGGTGTAGGGTGCAGTCGGGAGACCGCCCTGTTGTCCTGCCCAGAGATTCGTTTCGCCTCCCTCTTCGTAGATATACCAGTAGGATACCTGCGTGGATGCGTTGAAGAAGAAGCGAACAGTGTACCCGCCCGAGGTATACTCCCACTCCGCCCCGTTGCTTCCTTCGCCCGTGAAGTAAGCGGGGAGTTTGGGTTGCGTATCGCCCGACACTTCGACGAGATTCTGAATGACATTCCGAGCGAAGTGGTAGGTATTGACGAGGGTATTATGAGTAGATTCTGCCTCGCACTCCTGTTCCCACCACATCCCCGACAGGAAGCATCCGATAGTGCTTGCGCCTGCGACATAGACCTGTATCATCGGGCGCTTATCGAACTTGATGCTCGCGAGGGCAGGGGCGAGAGGGATAAGGTCGAACTCCTTATCCATCCCCTCCAAGACCTTGTCGTAGCGGTCGGAGAGAGAAGGCGTGACGACCACCGACTTCGCGTCCGCGTCGAAAGTGCAGTCGGTCTTCCAGAACTTCCCTTTCCAGTATGATGCCCACGAGTCCCCGTTGCTATACGAGATTTGCACCTCAATACGGAAGCGGGTATCAAAAGGCTTGCCGACGATGAAGGAGTAGTCGTCGGCAATGAAGGTTAATTGTCCAGAGAGTTTCCCTCGATAGAACTGCTCTCCCTGTTCGAGGGCATAATCCAGCGAGAGGTCGTCCTTATATATCGGGAACGCCACCTGCGCGTCATTATCGGTGGTGAGGATAAACCTATAAATCGGGTTCATTTTTCTATCGAAATCTATTAATTCTTGTATATCTTCCTCGTGAGGTTCTTGTAGCGGATAATCGTGTTACCCTGCCCGTCGGTGTACCTTTCCTCTTCGCCTTGTTTGCGGATTGCCGCCACATCCTTCTCGAGCCGCGAGACATTCGTTCCCGAGAACCCGAGGGCGACATCTGCGAGGCGTTCGTCGGCGCGTTGGTATCTCTGCGCGAAGTCTCCCCTGTTAAGGGAATTGATGACATCGGGAATGACCGAGCGGTAGCGACGGGAACTCTTGCGGTTGATGACGGCGAAGTACTCCCCGCCTTCCGCCCGTCTGCGTGTCCCGTCAGGTTTCGTTCCGAGGTCGATGTCGTGACCGCTCGCGTGAGAGCCGCCTTGCAGGAGTTCGACCGTTCCTTCCCCGTAGAGTTCGTTCTTGGTGGCTTCCACCGCCTTGACCTTCGACATCGCAAAAGACCCCCACATCGTCGCAATCGCGCCAATAGCGAGGGCAGGCCCGACTCCCGTGATTCCGCTCAATGCCTTCCAGATGTTTGCGGTCGCAGTGATGAGGGAAGAAGCCTGCATCGCGGTATCCAGTGCGATTTGCGCCCTCTGCGCCTTGCGTTGCTCGGCAAGGGCTTTCTGTTGGTTCTTCTTGGCGAGGTCGAGTTCCTTCTGCGCCGTTTCGACACTATTGGCGTAGCCCTCCGCCCGCATCTCCATCTGCGCTTCAAGGTTCTTCTGTGCCGCGTCGATTTGGGCCTCCGAAGCGGAGACCGCCGCGTCCGCCACCTCTTTCCACGAGTCGATAATGGAACGCAGGGAATTGACGGTCGAACTGACTGCGGTGTTGAGGGCGTTCTGCTGTTGCGTGTCAAGACCGATTCCGAGGAGTTCGTAGAGGTTGTTATAGGGGAGGCGACCTATCTCCTTGTTTATCGCTTCAATGGATTTCTTGATGGCTTCGACTTCCGTTGCAGTCAATTTCTCGACTGCAGTCTCATTGATACGCAGGATAGAAAGGAGGCGGTCTCTCTCCTGTTCGAGGCGGAAAATAGTTTTCTGCCTTTCGTTTCGGTCAAGGAGGGAGAGTTCCGCTTCCGCGAGGTCTTGCGCGGCTTTGAGGTCGCGTTCCGCGAGGGTCTTGTTATACTTCGCGCGTTCAAGGAGAGCGAGCCTGTCGTACTTGTCATTGATTGCCTGCTCATCCTGTCGCAGTTCCTCGGTCTTTTGGTTATTCTCGAATATCTCTATCTCCTTCTGCTTTTCGAGCATCGCAAGGCGCAGGTCGAGCATCTCCTGTGTCCCGTCCTGCGTCGAGGCTATCTGCAACTGAATAGACTGGAGTTGCGCGTTGAGGATATTGCGTTGGTTAGTGACTGCTTCCTTCGCGGCTTTCTCGTCCGCCGCCGCCTTGTCTTTCGCCTCTTTCTCGGCGGCTTCGGTGCGTTCCTTCGCCTCTTTCTCTGCCTGTTGTGTCTTTTGCGCTTCGAGGTTATTTCTCGCAGTTACTATCCTCTTTTGGTCGGTATAAGCCGCCGCCTGCGCATTGAGGTAGTTCTCCTCCGCCTGCACATAAGCGGTTATCTCCGCATCCGCCGCGAGGTTATACTGCTTGAGGAAAGCGGCAACATCCTTTACTTCTTGACTGAAGGCGTTCTTCGCCTTCTCCGCCGTGACGAGTTGCGTATTGAGAGCCTGTTGCTGAGTCCTATTGGACGTAGTACGCATCTGCGCTTTGATACTCTCAACTTTTTCTTCGGCTTTGAGGTATTCCCTCGCCTTCGAGATGCGCTCTTCGTCAAGGTTATAGTTCTTTATGAGTTCGGCGAGTCTCTGCTTCGCGGCTTCGCGCTCTTCGTCAGTGGCGTACTTCGTGCGGTTCGTCACACTGAAAAGGTACTCCAACTGCGCGTCTCGGGTTCGTCGTGCCGTCTCGGTCTCTTGGTCGTATATCTTCTGCATATTCTCCAAGTACTGGTCGGCGGCGGCAATCCTTTCGTCGAGGCTCTTTCCTTGGTTGCGCATCGTTTCTTCCAAAATGGCGTTCTCCTGCGACATACTCGCGCGGAGAATCCTCGCGCTGTTTGTCCGCTCGAAGGTCTCATCCAGTACGGCTTTCAGTTCTCGTCCCGCTTGCATCGCTTCGCGTGCCCCAGTGATGAAGCCCGAGAAGTCCACCGCAGAGACGGACTTCTTGAAGACCTCCCAAGTGGCGTTCCACCCGCCCATCGCTACATCGAACTCGTCGCCCGTCGTTTGCGTCGAGTGGATGGAGTCCTTGAAGAGTTTGAAAGCCGCAGTCAGTCCCGCGATAAGACCGAGGACGATACCGACAGGCCCCGCGAGGGCTTTCATCATCCCGCCGACTGCCGCGCCCGCCTGCTTCGTGTCAGTGAGGGCGGTTACGACCTTCGGGTTGACACCCAGCAGTCCGCCGAGTGCCCTTTCGTAGTGTCCGACTTGGAGGGTCGCCTTTCCCGTTGCGAGTTGGAGGCGGTTCATCTCCTCGTAGATAGCCTCCGTCTCGGCTTCGAGTCTCCTTCCCGCTTCGGTGTTCTTCCTCTCCGCTTCGGACATCGCGTCAAGGCGTATCTTGTTAAGCCTGTACTGCGCGGAGAGTTTGTTGTATGAACCCTCCTGCGAAGTGAGGATTTGAGTGATGAGTTTGTCTATCCGCGTGGATTCCTTCTTCGCCGCGTTCGCCTCGGCGAAAGCCTGCGTCGCCTTCCACTGCGCCGAGTTGATGTCGCGGTACTTCGCCACGAGTTTGTCGGACTCCACCGTTGCGAGTTGGATGCTCTTGCGTTGCTCGTCGCTTGCGCCTGATACCCCTTGCAGGCTCTTGGCGACATCATTCGCCGCGCCCTGTATCTTTGTCTTGGCGGTGTCGTAGGTCGTTATCAAGTCCCCAAGTTGCTCAATCAACTTATCTATCGAGTCATCGGGTTGGATGAGGTCGCTGTACTTAATCGGGTTCATAGTTATTTTCGTGAAAAACGCCGCAGAAACGGCTTATAAACTCTGGATGATAAATTATATATCTTTCTTCTATAAATCGTTTTTAGCGCGGTCTTTTTGCCCTTTCCGTCGCCTTTGCCCTTTCTTGCACGAAGTCGAAGGCGTTGTAGAACTCCAGAACCGTGTACTCCTTCGGGCGGACATTCAGTTGCTCGCTCAATGCGAGGCAGAGGTTCTCGAAGTTGCGGTCGAACTGCACCTCCACTCCTCCCGACCCCGAGAATATTTGCGGGTTGGAATAAGTGACGAGGGCTGTCGTGAGGCGTTCCGCTTCCTCCGTCCCTTCGGGGTCATCCTTTCCTTCCACTATTCCTTTCAGCACCGCGAGGGTGCGCTGGCGCAGGAGGTCGAAGTACTCCTTGACCGAAGAGTTATCGAAGAGGGAGGGGAAGTACAGAACCAACTCGTCATCTATTTTTTTTTTGACCGCTTCGAGGTGGGCGGTCAGTTTCGAGTAAGGTGTCTCGGCGAGCCTGTCGAGGACTCCCCGCAGGGCTTCGTCGGAGAGGTCGTTGCACTCCTGCCCGTCGATGCGCGTGACGAGAACGGCGAAGGCGAGGTGCTTCGGGGTCAGTTCGTTCTGGAGGAGGAAAACGCACTGCCGCAGGTTTTCGAGTTCCTGTTGCGCCTTGTCTCCCTTGCCCGCCATAATGAAGCGACGCGCCTTCTCTATCCGTCGGTCGAAGGAGGCGATGTCCGCGCCCACTCCCGCATCGATGAGGAGGTACTTCTGGTATTTATGAAAACGCACCATCGGCAGTTCGTCGATAGTGTCGTAGTACTCCACCGTGTGTGTTCCTATCTTGGTCGTTACCATAACTCTCTCGCTATAAGGGTTGAACATATCGGGGCGAGAAGGAGAGCCGCCTGCCCTACCGCCAGCCACAAAATTACTGAAATTCCGACGGAAACCCACCACGAGAGGCAGAATTTGCAGGAAAACAATTTCCCGAGGAATTCCGTCGGGGCGTGTACCTGCAACCACTCAATCACTCCCCACTTCCGAGCAAGGGACAGGGCGAAAGCCGAGGCGAGCGCGACTACCGCGCACCAACAAACAAAATCGAGGATTACCATACGAAAAGCCACACTAAAAGTCCGCAAATGATATACAGCCACTCTGGGTGGTCGGCAGGGTCGTCGAGGTCGCAGTCCTGCGTTCTCCACCTCTGGTAGTCAATCTCATAGAGGAAGTTATGACATATCCACTCCATCTTCAAAGAGAACAGACTGCGATTCTTGAAGACGGAGGTATTGTCCCCGTCGCTCTTCCTTATCGCTTTGAGGACTCTCCGCATCGTGCATTTCCGCACCTTGTAGGAATCAAGAATCGAAACGCAGTGCAGGGAGACTGCATAGTCGGGCATCACTACTCTACACATAACTCCGAGAATTCAAGCACGCCCTCGAAGCGAAATCCCGCGAAGGGGTGCATCAGGTACTGGTTGTCAACTTCCGACAGGGTGTACCCGCGGTAGATATTCTCCGCCCTCTCAAAGATGCGGTTGATGAGAATCCGCCCCTCTGTGAGATGCCACCCTTCGCGCCCGTTGAGAACGCGGAGAATCTGCGCTTTGAGCCACTCGGTATTCCTGTTCGTGGCTTCGCCGTAGACCCGCGTGAGGTCAAACCAAAAGATGAGCGAGAACGGGGCTTTAATCTCCCTTGCCCAAGGCCCCGCGTCGATGGTCTGCGGGTCTTCAATCTCGAAGAACGAGAAGTTCCCGATATGCGAGTCGGGCGACACTTCGAGGTAGTCGTTTGCCCCGTGTCCCTTCCACCCTCCGCAGTAGACATTCGGGGTAATTATCCTGCGCCCTTCCAACTCCTTCGTGAGGCGTTGCGCCCGCCCGAAGGCGACATCGAGCCAAGGAAGGGTCTCGACGAGTCCTTTCTGTATCTCCCCGATGATGCGGTCGAGCATTACGGGGTTCTCAATAACAGGTGCTGTGCTATCCATATAATTCAGTTTTAAGTGCTTCCAAAAGTTCGTCAAGTGCGCCCGTCTCCCTCCATATCTCCGCCCAGTATTCGGGCATCAGTCCGAAGTTCTCTGCGCCGTACTTCGCCACTATCCCTCGCGCGTAGCCTGTCTCCCCGACTATCGTCACTCCTTCCCCGTCGAAGGCTACTCCGAGTTCGTCGTGGAATCGCCCGTTAAAGTAGAGGTTCGGGGCGTCGGGATTCCTTTCGACTTGGTAAGGGTAAGCAATGTCTTGCTTCATCGCCGCGTACCTTCCTGCGGACTCGACGGAGTAGAACCGCCCCGCAGGTTTGAGGTCTTCGGAGTAGTACGGACGAAGGTCTTGCCCGTCCGAAGCAAGACCCCGAAGGAGTTGGATGCGTTGCCGCTCGATGATATCCTCTCCGTGTCCAGTGATGGTGTCGCGGATGAGCGAACCCGAAGCCAGCCCATCCCGCACCGCTACTACTCTGCTATATAATTCTTGCAATGTCATCCCGCCGTAAAGGTAGCATAATTTTTCTTCTTTTGGATAGAATTAAGCGTCAGCCGTTTTGAAGTACGGCTGACGCGAAATGACTAATACAAAGTTTGAAAAGCGGAGACCGCGACCACCCCGAAGCCGCTGTCACGGAAAAACTTGAAGGCATTTCCATTGGAGAGGTTGACATACCAAACCTGAGCGGCTCCGTCGTAGAGAGTCGAAGACCAGACACTCCACTTGGGGATGAGTTGGTAGTCGGTTTCGGGGCCATAAGCCTCGTTCTCTGCGGTTATAAAGGCATTGATTTCAGCCTTGTGGTCGTAGAGGTATTTGAGAATACCCATCGAAGGAAGGAAGAAACCCGTGGCGTTATACAGCGCCGAAGGGGTCGGCTTGCTTGCCACTCGCGCGGCGCAGTCGCCTGCGAAGACAGAGAGGATGGCGGCTGTATTGAGTGCTCCGTCGAAGTCCA